ATGGTTTCTTTAAATGGTTAGAGACAGATGAAGCAAGAGAAATTTGGAATAAAACTCCACACACATTAGAATTAGCAAAACATTATTATGAAAGAACAATTTGATTTTTCAGCATATCAACTAAATCTTTTACTACAACAAACGATTAGTGATAAGATAACCTTTTCAGGTATTACAAACTGGCATCAATCACATCCTTATTTAAGACTTAACTTTTATAATGGAATACAGATGTCACAATGTTTAGGTGTGTATGTAGGATTAAACCCAGATTACTTATCTACATTTACAAACATCATTGAGATAGGAACTTACAATGGTGGATTGACTAGTTGGTTATTTGACAATCTTAAAGAAGGTGGTAAGTTAATCTCTTATGATATAGATGGAACTATTAATCAGGCAAATAGAAAAGATATAGACTTTAGAGTAGATGATTGTTTTTATGAACAACCATTTAAAGATATCATAGAATTAATACAAAGTGAAGGTAGAACCTTAGTAGTTTGTGATGGTGGAAATAAACCACAAGAGTTTAATGTATTTTCGGAATATCTTAAATCAGGTGATGTTATAATAGCACATGACTTTGCAGAGAGTGAAATAGAATGGAAAGAAAAGACAGATTACTGGCAATGGCCTTATGAAGCAGATACTACACCACAAAGTATTGAAGAAGGAATAATTAAAAACAATTTAGAACCCTACAAGTATGAAGAAATGAAATTCTTATTGTGGGCAAGTTACATTAAAAAATAAAATAACATGGAAGAGACAACAATTAAATTAGCAATTGACGAAACTAAAGTAGATAAAGATGCATTATACTTTATTGATTGGCAGAAGGTAAAAGATGTAAATGATTTATTATTAATTATTGCATCGTTAGGTATGTCATTTAGTCCATCACATCCGGCATGGGACCAGATTAAATACCTTGCAGATTTAGATAGACCAATTAAACAAGGACAACCACAACCTACAATGAAAGATTTAACTTTACCTAAATTAAAAAAAGTTAAGTAATGTTAAGTGAAGAACAATTTTTAGAACTTAAACAAGTCCTATCTACAATAGATGCATACATACCTGAACATCAAGCAGGATACATTTGGGACATGTATACAAAGATTGCAGGTGACCATGGCGGAAGACCTTGTATGTGTGGTTCTGCAGGTAAGTATTGGAAAGCTGCAGTTGATACACTAAGAAAGTATGTAAATGATAACGGGTAGTTTAGATTTAAATTGTGAAGAAAGATTAGTCAACCTATATAGTAATTCACATAGTTGGTTAATTAAGTATGCATTAAAGTTGACTAAACAAAGAGAGGAGGCAGAGGACTTAGTTGGTGACTTATATGAATATCTTAATAAGAAGTGTAATGAAAAGATATTTTGGGGAGATGCATATCATATGTTTTATTGTTATAAGTTTTTAGAAAGCAGATGGATTAATAAAGTAAAGAAACTTAATAAGATAGTCATAACGGAAAAACCTATTGATACAGAAGAAGTAGAAGAGGAATATGATATAGAAGGTGATATGAGATTACAACATGGACATGATGATGTAATGAATGAACTAAAAAGATTAAGTGGAACAAAGATGTGGGCAAGTGCCAGAATTTTTGAAATATATTGGACATCAACAGATAAGACTTTAGATGAAGTAGCAAAAGATATAAAGATAAGTAAGTCAACTGTATTTCTTGCAGTTAGAAAGATAAGAAGGTATTTAAAAGAGGTATTAGATAATCCGTTTGAATAAGTTATAGTATGGCAATATGGAATGTAAAGTTTGACCACAAGAATGGTGAGATAAGAAGGTGTAGGGTATGTGATAAAGATTTTCATACGGATAGACCTGTTTGGAGATGTAGACCTTGCACATCTAAATACATACATAAGAAAGCAAAAGAGAAGTATGGTGACTTACCTGCAACTGGAAAGTGGGCAGGAATGCCACCAAAGAAACCATATCCATTTGACAATAGAAGTAGTGAAGCATCTAATAGATTTTGTAGAATTCGGACTGCACTGAGTAATGCATGGAAAGAATATCAAAAGACAGGAGATAAATCAGTAGTGATTGCACATTACGATAAGCAGTTAAAAGAGATAGAAGAGAATGGAATAATGCTTTGGATATTAGATAGAAGAGGTAATGATGATTTACCAGAAGGAAAACAAAAGTTAAAGTCTAAGAATATGATTAAAACAGATTATCCAGATACGAGAGGTCATTATGAATACTAGAATAGATTATAATTATGCTCATTTTAACTTTGACTGGAGTTGGATTAAAGATAAAGAAATTGTATTAAAAGGAAATGAATTTGCAGGTATGTTAATTATATTAGATGATAGAGGTAGAGCAGTTGGAATGTATGCATACGAATTAATAGAATATGAAAAATAAGAATAAAGAGATAGATGAGATATGGGTCTTAATGATTGCATATATCCTCACCATTGGATTATCTTTGGTTTGGTGTGTATCAACTACAAAATAAACTAAGTAGTGTTTTTACTATATACAAATCGAATAAATAACGACAATAATTGAGATATGGCAAAGTTTGAAGTAGGAAATAAATTAGGTGGAAGAAAGCCAGGTTCTTTGAATAGAAGCACCGAACAGGCTAAACTAACTATTGCAAGATTGGCAAATAGAGGTTTGGATAATATAATGGAAGACTTTGATAAGATAAGAAAGGATAATCCAACAGAAGCAGCAAAGCTTTATTTAAAATTGCTAGAATATATTGTGCCAAAGAAATCATCAATTGACATTACAGGTGAGATAGACCATAGAATACAACAGGTAAGTATTAATATAAACAGAGCAGATAGTGAACATAGAGATTAATACTACAATCACATTCCAACATTTATTAGATAGCAAACACAGAGTTACGCATCATATCGGCGGGACTAGAAGTGGAAAGACATTTGGTATCTTGCAGTATCTTATTGTAGAGGCAATCAAAGAAGCACAAACCATTACTATTGTTAGAAGAACTATACCATCGACAAAGAGAACAGTTATAAAAGATTTCATTGACATACTTAAATCAATTGATGTATGGCGTGATGATAATTGGAATGTAAGTGATAGAACTTATAAGTTGCAAGATAGTTTAGTTCAGTTTATTAATTCTGATGACCCCGAGAAGTTAAGAGGATTAAAGAGTGATATACTTTTTATAGATGAGGCAAGTGAGTTAGATGAGGAAAGTTATTTTCAGCTAAGTATTAGAACAACAGGCAAGATAATACTTGCATACAATCCTACGGTATCTCCTTTTAATTGGTTAAGACAAATGCAAGATTGTGAGAGATTTGTTACAACATATAAAGACAATCCTTATATACCTGCAGAAATGGTTAAAGCAATTGAGGATTTACAACATACGAATGAAAAGAAATGGAAAATATATGGTAAAGGTGAGTTTGCTCCAAATGATAAAGCAATATATAAGTTTGATATCGTTGATGACTTTGAAGCAGAGTTTGTTGCGTTTGGTTTAGATTGGGGATATTCACAAGACCCAACTGCAGTAGTTGCTGTTTATAAGAATGGTAATGATTTATATTTGGAAGAAGTCCTGTATGAAAGAGGATTAGTAATGAATGATATAATAACTGCACTAAATAAAAAAGATATAGATAAGAGTTATGAGATATGGTGTGATAGTTCAGAACCGAGAAGTGTAGAGGAATTGTATAGAAGTGGTTTCAATGCAAAGCCTGTTAAGAAAGGACCTGATAGTATTAAGTTTGGTATATCAGTCATGCAGAATTATAATATACACATACTTAAATCATCAACCAATTTAGTTAATGAGATGTATGCTTATCAATATGCATCGGACAAATATGGATATACAACAGATAATCCAGAGTCAGGTTTAGACCACTTATTAGATGCTGCTAGATATGTTGCAATGATGAAACTAACACAGAAGGCAACAACGAAAGGTAAGTATGCAATCACAATAGGAAATGTAAAGTATTAATATGGAACAGACTTGGACAGAAAGTGAAATAAAAGAATTAATAATATATGCAAAGAGATTGCAAGGTGAAGTAGATGATGCAAATGCAAAACTGATAATGATGAATGCTGCATTAG